GAGGGACCCGACAGTCGCCGCCTCTGGATGAAGAAGTTTGCATGGGAGTCAGACCCCTTCATCTCGCTCCCCTGGAACCCTGCGCACAAGTTGACGACAGTCCGTGCTCTACCGAAAGCGTAATCCACCTGCGGTCAGTCGAAACCCGCCCGGGAGGTTGCGGGGCATAACACGCATAGGGTTGGGTGCTTCGGAATTCACATCAAACGCCCGAAGTGCAAGCACAACGACGTCGGGGTCAATGTCTTCTTCAAAGTTGTTGTCGTGTGAGACGGCATACTCGTTCTCGATCCGCACCATCTCGTTGATCTTTTTCATTGCAGTGATCCCAGAAATGTCCTGCATTGTTCGCCAGTACCGACGGATGTGGTTCACGTACGCAGTGCGATACTCCCGTGCCGATCGGATCTTGACGTTGTTGCGCAGTTGGGCGAAGCACGCCTCTACCGTCGAATGAACCGGTTTCGACAGTCGCTGGTTGACGGAATTGTGGATCCGAAACGTCGCGAGCAAAAGCTGACGGCGCGACGACATCATGTCGGGATACGATTGGCGATACTTCATCAGCGCCCCCGTGAAGTGTTCTCGACAACTGAAGCAGGTGATGGTGTCCCGAAACAGATCGAGCCACACACTCATCAACTGCTTCTCGGACTGAGTTGGTTCGTTCGGATAGACGGATGCCATTGAGTGAAGCGTCATCCAACCGAGGGGTCCCCAAATGGTTGTCATTGTGTTAGTGAGCGACAATCATCCCCGCTTCCATACCGCCCTCCAGGATGTCGCGGGCAATGTGGGTGGGTGTCTTGTCGCCGACGGACATGTTTGCCTTTCGCAGCGTGTCGCGAACCCGGGCGTCGCTCATGTTCTTCACCGTCTTGCGAATGTTTGACCGCCGTTTCTGCATACCCTTCTCGGTCAAGATGCGGAGAGTCCCCTTGGCGCCCGTCTTTCGCGTCGGGGGTGCCTTGGCGGGATCACGAACCGCCTTGATTGTCGTTCGAGTGCCCTTCATTACCCCGCGAGGATAGGTCTTCATGGACTTTCGATGTTTCCCAGCAGTGGGGGTGACCGGCGCGGTGTGTCCGACCCGCGTGATTGTCACTGAACTCATTTGTAAAAACGGATGAAGTTTATTTACAGCCAATGAGACCCATAGAAGGCACGATGTCATCACTTTCGTCCTCCGCACCCGAATGGGATGCAGTCAATGCGTATTTTGCAAACGGTGTTCGGCGACTGGTGGATCACCAGATCGATTCGTTCGAGGATTTCCTTCGCAACAAGCTCCCCCTCATCGTCCAGTCCACTGCCCCAATTACCGTGTGGCACGAGCAGGATGAGCGGATCAAGAAGTACAAGTATGAGTTCAAGCTGTCGTTTGAGAACGTCACATACATCAAGCCCCGCATCCAGGAGGCGACGGGGCGGGTCAAGCCCATGCTCCCAATGGAGGCGCGCATTCGCAACTTCACGTATGCGGCACAGATGTACGCCGACGTTCGGTTCATCGCACGAACCTACAAGGGCGAAAACCTCAACACCTACGACGAGGAGGTTCGGGTGTTTGAGGGCATTTCACTGGGGAAGTTGCCCGTCATGCTCGGTTCGTCCCTCTGTCTCCTGAAGGACTACCCCCTGCGACTGGATGAGTATGGCGAGTGCGCGCACGACCCTCTCGGGTACTTCATCGTCCACGGATCCGAGCGCACGATCCTGTGCCAGGAGAAGGTGGCGGACAATCGCATCATGATCTTCCAGAACAAGAAGTCGGCGTCCAAGTACATGTTCTCCGTCGAAATGAAGTCGCTCCACGAGTCCTTCACGATGCCGCCCAAGAAGTTGGAGATTCGTCTCTCCTCCAAGTTCAATGGACTCGGATTTCCACTGGTTGCCTGTCTGCCCCGCTTCCGTGAGGATATTCCTCTCATGGTGTACTTTCGAGCGCTGGGAATCACGACGGACATTGAGGTGGCGCGCATGGTGTGGGGGGCGGAGACGGACGTCAACGTCGAACTCCTTGCTGCATCCTTCCGCGACATCAGTGAGATGAACATCTTCACTCAGGAGGACGCGATTCGGTACCTCACGACCAACCTGCAGTATGGCACGAACCAGGAGGACAAGATGGCATACGTCCGCCAGCTCCTCAACACCGAGTTCTTGCCCCACGTACGCTTTGCGGGCGACGCAGTTCCACTGGCAACGCTGAATGCAAGGAAGACGATACTGATGTCCTCCATGGTTCGTCGACTGCTCCTCACCTACCTCGGCAAGGTGACACTCGACGATCGCGACGCCTACCCCAACAAGCGGGTTGTGACGACGGGGGCACTGCTCACCCACCTCTTCCGCCAGCTCTTCCAGAAGGTGTGCAACGACACTCGCAACGAGTTCGTCCAGGAGGTCAACAACGACAGCTGGAAGAAGGGCGAGGAGGGACCGCGCCCAATGGACATTCTCAACGTCAACAACCTGTACAAGATCCTGAAGCTCTCGACCATCGAGGGCAAGTTGAAGCAGGCACTTGCGACGGGCAATTTCACGGTCCAGGGACTCGGGACGTCCAGCTCAACCTCCCTCTCCAACGCCACCAAGGTGGGTGTCTCCCAAGTTCTGGCACGCATGTCCTACGCGTCCACCCTCAGTCACCTGCGCCGCATCCAGACTCCCGTCGAGAAGTCGGGCAAGCTGCTCGCACCCCGAAAGCTGCACGGCACCTCCTGGGGATTCGTGTGTCCCGTCGAGACGCCCGAGGGTCATTCAGTCGGTATCGTCAAGAACATGAGCCTACTGACCTCCATCTCCCAGCATGTTCCCTCCCACACCGTCCTCCACTTCCTCCAACAGCGGGGTGGAATCGACTGGATTGAGTCGCCTCGGGTGTATGAAGGAACATCCATCACCCTGAACGGCGTTCTCGTGGGGTATGCGTCCGATCCCTACACCCTGATGACGGCGCTGCGCAAGGCAAAGCGGACGATGCGCCTTCATCCCCACATCTCGGTGGCGTGGTACACCCTCCACAACAGCATCATCGTGGAGACGGACGGTGGACGGTGTGTCCGCCCCGTCTTCCGAGTGGGCGCTGCCTTCCCAGAGGGTGAGAAGCGGCGGGACTGGAATGAGTGGATGAAGGCGTGCGTCGACTACATTGATTCGTCGGAGACCGAGACGCTGCGAATTGCAATGTGCAAGGATGCTATCGAGCCCTCGCACACCCACTACGAGATCCACCCCTCCCTCATCGTGGGTCACATGGCGTCCACCATCCCGCTGTCCGATCACAACCAGTCGCCTCGAAACACGTATCAGTCCGCGATGGGAAAGCAGGCGATGTGCATCTACGCCGGGAACTACGCCAAGCGCCTTGACAAGAACGCATACGTTCTGTGCTCCCTCACGCGCCCCATCGTCGAGACACGTGCAATGAAGATCCTGAAGATGCACGAGATGCCGTTTGGAATGAATGCGGTCGTTGCGATTGCGTGCTATGGCGGATACAACCAGGAGGATTCCATCATCATGAACAAGTCGTCGGTCGCGCGTGGGTTCATGCGTGGACTGTACTATGGGATGTACAAGGACGAGGAGCACCGCAACGTGACGTCGGGTCGCGAGGAGAAGTTCATGCGCCCTGCCAAGCACAACACTCGCAAGTACAAGAACACGAGTTACGCTGCCATCTCCGACAGTGGTTTGCCGATCCTACACTCCACGATCCAGGAGAATGACGTGGTGATTGGCAAGGTCGTCAACCTCCGCAACGACTCGGCGGGATACGCGTTCCGAGATGTGTCGACGACACACAAGAACGCCGAGACGTGCCGCATTGACGGGGTGTGGCAGGACAAGAACAGCGACGGGTACCCCTTCATCAAGGTGCGCACCGTGAGTGAGCGCATCCCTCAGATTGGCGACAAGTTCTGTCTTACGGACGACCACGAAGTGATGACACGCAACCGCGGATGGGTCTCGATTGCAGAGGTTCGAACAGACGACTGGGTCGCTCAACTCAATCGCGAGACGGGCGCAATGGAATACGTTCAACCTCTGGAGACGATGGCATTCCAACACACTGGCGCAATGTATGAGGTGGAGACGCAGGGTGTATCTCTCAAGACCACGTTGAACCACCGCATGTGGGTGCAGCGCCGCGACAAGCCCTGTTATGAGCTTGTCACTGCCGAAAAGATGAAGGGAAAGCGCGTGCGGTTCCAGAGCGCTGCCCCCATCGGTCAACTTGACGCAACGTATACGATCGGATCCTTCCACTTCCAAGGCGAGTCCATGCACGACTGGTTGACCCTTCTCGGCATCTGGTTTGCGGAGGGGTGGGTGTATGTCAACGAGACCCAGAGCATCCGCCGACTCGAGTTTGCGGCAAACAAGCCGCGTGTTCTCGTCCAACTCACAGACATCTGCGAACGCTTGGATTTCGCACACAGTTTCAATGAAGAAAGTCGAAAGTTTTACATCAACGAGCGTGAGATTGTGTACCACATGCAACCTTGGAGTGTGGGCGCTACCCGCAAGTGTCTTCCTGACTGGACGTGGAACCTGTCTGCCGAACAGTCCAAGTCTCTGGCACTCGGGATGTGCTGCGGGGACGGACATGAAAGTGAGACGTGTTTATCCTACTCAACGTCCTCCCTGCGACTGCGGGATGATTTCCAGCGTCTAGTCCAACATGTAGGGTGGGCGTCCGAGTTCTGTCTTACCTATCCCGCAGGGCATACCGCATTCATTGGCGGGAGACCTGTAACATCCACAGCCGACAATTGGAGAGTGGGTGTTCGTCGCGCGCGGACTCGTCCGACGCTGAACCACGGTCATGCCGCTTCACAGTCGGGTCAGATGGAGCGTATAGTGCCCTTTGACGGATACGTGTACTGTATTCGGGTTCCGTCGGAGGTGTTCTTGGTTCGCCGAAATGGGACGTGTGTCTTCACCGGAAACTCCTCTCGTCACGGTCAGAAGGGGACGATGGGGATGATGTTGGCGGAGGAGGACATGCCCTTCACCGCCTCGGGTCTTCGCCCCGACCTCATCATGAACCCCCACGCAGTGCCTTCCCGCATGACGATCGCGCAGTTGATGGAGAACATCTTCGGCAAGATTGGCGTTCAAAAGGGGACGCTCGGCGACGGGACGCCCTATTCCCACATGAAGGTGGAAGACCTGAAGGCGCACATGGTCGAGATGGGGATGCATCCCTACGGCAACGAGATCCTGTACAACGGACAGACGGGCGAGATGATGGAGGCGGAGATCTTCATGGGACCCACATTCTACCAGCGCCTGAAGCACATGGTAATCGACAAGCGGCATTCTCGTGCCCGCGGACCGATTGTGAGTCTGACGCGGCAGCCTTGCGAGGGCAGGTCGCGCGACGGGGGGTTGCGGGTGGGTGAGATGGAGAGGGACTGTATGATTTCACACGGCATCTCGGCGTTTACCAAGGAGCGTCTGATGGATGTTTCCGATCCCTTCCACACGGGCATCTGCAAGACCTGTGGGACTCTGGCGATTGTGAATGTCGAGCAGGGGATTTATGCGTGTGGGGCGTGTGGCGGCAAGACGGAATTCATTGAGAAGACCATCCCGTATGCAATGAAACTCTGGATGCAGGAACTGGAGGCGATGCACATTACTCCTCGGATGGTGCTGGAGTAGCCTCCTCGACAACAACAACGGGCTCCTCGACAACTACGACGGGCTCCTCGACAACTACGACGGGCACCTCCACAATCGTAACCGTCTCCGTGACAATCTCTGCCTCCTGAACGGCAGAGACTGAAACCGGCGCGGGCGCAGGGGCAGGGGCAGGCACGGGCACGACCTGTGCGCTCAACTTTTTGCCAAGATTTCCCAAAAAACTACGCTGCATCTTGTTCATTGAACATAGAATTTTCGTTGATGGATATACTCGACAGATCGCTTTCCGATCGCGAGTGCTTCATTGTAGTACGTCGGCGGTACCAGCACGCGCACGCTCCAATCGCTCCAAACACCACAAATGCCGTTGTCACAAGGATCTCTAGAATCTCCATTGTAGATTGAGAGGAGCATGCGAGTAAATCAAAACCAGTACTCGCTGCGATTGAGTCGCCCAAACAGCGGTGGTTTGTTGGTGTTCCCCGCCAGCGTTTGTTCGTCGGGATCCTCGACGACAATCGGATCCACAAGCGTGTGCCTCCGACACCCGAGCACGGGGTCGAAGATGACGCAGTCCGTGACGAACTTGTAGGAATACGGACCCGACAGATCGTCTGCCTCAAAGATCGCAAGGAACCGTGCAGCATACTCTGCGGTGATCACATACCCCTGTGCCCCCCATGGATTCCCAAGTTGGACGTTCTTGATGACTTTCAATCCACCCACATCCTCCTCCGTCCCGTATGGGAAGTTCACGTATCCCGTCGTGAAGACATCAACGCCCTCCATGTTTGCCTCGACAATGGCACACTTGCGATGGAAATCCTTGTGAAATCGAACATCGTCCTCCACGATCATCGCCATGCGATCTCCTGACTCAACGAGACGCCGCATTGCTCTCATGTGCCCCAGCGTTGCCGCCAGTCCAGTGGGATATGCCGAGTCGCGCTCGAAGCAAGTTTTCCCTCGCCGCACCACTTCCTCGTCCGTCCCAAGTGGAGACGCAACAATTTCAATTGACAGTTCAAGCGGTTCCGCGCTCGAAAGCAGACGAGTCGCGCGCCCCTCATTGCAACTGACGGCATAAATACGCATTCTCTGTTCGCTGCTTTTGCGTGTAAGTTTTTTTCTTGCCAAGGAGCATACACAGTTAAAATGGGTGGTGGTCTTCTTCAGCTCGTCAGCTATGGTGCACAGGACATCTACATCTCCGGCAACCCCCAGATCACGTTCTGGAAGGTGCTGTACAAGCGGCATACGAACTTCGCCATGGAGTCCATTGAGGTCACCTTCAACGGACAGGCGGACTTCAACAAGCGCGTGACGGCGGTGATCAACCGTAACGCGGACCTGATGTACCGCACGTACGTCCAGGTGGTGCTCCCCACGGTCGACCTGACGGTGCAGACCACGGTGAACCGCTTCCGCTGGCTGAACTACATCGGTCACCGCCTGATCAAGACGGTCGAGCTGGAGATCGGCGGTCAGCGCATTGATCGCCAGTATGGCGACTGGATGCAGATCTGGACGCAGCTGTCCCAGGATGCGGGCACCGTCAAGGCGCTTGACGACATGATCGGCAACACGCACGACCTGGTGCTCGTGAAGGACAAGCGCGGCTATGCTCTTGATGCCTCCTGCGCCGGCGCGGAGCTCACCAACTCCTGCGCCCCCCGCTCGGGCACGCCCGCGAAGACGCTGTACATCCCCCTGCAGTTCTGGTTCTGCCGCAACCCCGGTCTTGCCATTCCCCTGATCGCCCTCCAGTACCACGAGGTGCGCATCAACGTGGAGTTCGAGCAGTGGATCAACTGCACATACTACGAGCTTGCCAACGGCGCTGCCCCCACGGCGATCCAGTCCCTGACGGCTGCCTCCCTGTACGTCGACTACATCTACCTCGACACGGAGGAGCGTCGCCGGTTCGCCCAGCAGTCCCACGAGTACCTGATTGAGCAGCTCCAGTTCACGGGCGCTGAGTCCATCACGTCCTCGTCCAACAAGATCCAGCTGAACTTCAACCACCCCGTCAAGGAGCTCGTGTGGGTCGTCCAGCGCGACTCGTTCGTCGACTGCACGCCCAACCTTATGTCGATCCTCGAGGTCAACGGCATGCAGCCCTTCAACTACACGGATGACTTCTCCACGGAGGGCATCGTGATGGATGTGCTCGCCCGCGGCTCCCTGGGTGGCGGTGCGTCCACGATCGTCGTCCCCACGACGTCGGGCGACGGTCCCTCCGGTCCCTACCTGCCCGGTCTTGGCATCCAGCAGGGTCCTTCCCTCAACGGTCCCTCGTGGATGGACACGAACGCGGGCAACGACCAGGGCATTGTGTTCGAGGACACGACCAACTACCTGCTGGCGAAGGTCATCCTGGAGTCTGGTGTCAAGTGCGAGGGCAAGAACCCCGTGGAGGTCGCCAAGCTGCAGCTCAACGGTCAGGATCGCTTCACGGAGCGCGAGGGCCGGTACTTCAGCACGGTGCAGCCCTTCCAGCACCACAGCCGCACGCCGTCCAAGGGCATCAACGTGTACTCCTTTGCGCTGAAGCCCGAGGAGCACCAGCCTTCCGGCACGTGCAACTTCTCCCGTATCGACAAGGCGACGCTCCAGCTGACGGTCTCCGTCAACACGGTGCGCTCCGGTCGCACGGCGCAGGTGCGAGTGTACGCCGTGAACTACAACGTGCTGCGCGTGATGTCCGGCATGGGCGGTCTTGCCTACTCCAACTAAGCGCGAAGCCGTAAAGCGAGGTTGTTGCATAAAATATCAAAAATCAAAAACAAAAGAGGTTGGAAACAACCCAAAAATCTTCGTAAGAACTTACGTGGATTTTTAAAGATGGATGGAAGTACACGTGTTTAACAGTTCTCATGCAGAAGCGAGTACGGTGACTCTGTGAATCTATAGCATTCTTTGGTGTCGTATGTGCCCGTTTCAATTTCATGCACGAACCGATCAATCGTTTTGTCCATGTTGTTCAGAAATTCAACACACTTTGCATATGCTTCCCCGATAGTTTCCTCTGCTTTCTGGATTTTATCGTAACCATACGCAATTCCAGGCAAGTCGCCAATCCCAATCGTATATCGCCACTCTTCTTCCGAATATCCCTCAACGGGATGTTGGACCACAACGCATCCGCACATCAATGCCATGATGAACAAGAAACAGCAAGGGTCGTAGCAGTGAAAGTACTTGGTGGTGTTGAACATTTGCACGAGGTCGCTGTGTCGCGACACGTTGTCTAGACAAAGACTCGGTCCCGTGTAATGTTGAAACAAACTCCTTACGAATGGGTATCGTCGCCCTTTTTTGATGACGTAGCACGAGTTGTTTGTGCGTGGGAGATGCTTGTTCACGATTCCAGGCGGCAGATACAATGAAGTGAGTTGGTTGGAGATACGGTTGTTCTTGCAAAAGGGCGCATGATAGTATATTATTTCACCTGGTTGATACATGCCGTACATTCGTGAGCCGTAGAGCACCAACCGAACAATCCGCTTTGCCTTCAATTCGTTCCCGACGTCCATCTCTGGGTATATCACAATCGTCTCATCGTCAATCTCGCTGGGTTCAATGTAATTCGCATAAATATTGTTGAAGACTGCAGTGTGCTTGTGGCGCAGGTACACTTTTGAGGAATGCCCTCTGTCGTGCAATCGTTTTGCCAGTTGAAGCAGTACGTTTACGCCCCCCGACGTTTCAGAGCACACGTCCACGCTGACCACAAATTTCATTGTGAGTAATCCTATTTAATTATTCAATCGGTTTAACGATCATCTCCCTGTAAAACTCGTCCCTGGGTAAAAACGGGTCCATGTCCTCAAACGGTCGGCTCGTGAAACTTCCATCCGCATTCTTGACTGAACTCATTCTCGGGTAACGGACTTGCAAGCAGCAAAATACCTCAAGAATGACAGTTTCGTCGTGTTCAATGAATTTAGCAAATGCATCGTCAAGCTCATCGTTGACATTCGCCTTCATGTACTTGATCCCATACGCCGCTGCAATCTTGCCCGTGTCTGGGAATGAAAGTCCACTCACTACATCAACCCCAAACTTGTTGTTGAAGAACGTTTTCTGTGTTATCTCAATTGCACCGTAACTTGCATTGTTGAAGACCACTATTTTGAGCGGTAGTTTGTGGTGCACAATCGTCTGCAGTTCCTGGATGTTAAACTGGAGAGTCCCCTCGCTTGTGAAGAGCACAAAATGCTTCGATGGATCGGCAATGTGAGCCCCAATCGACATTGGGAGATCTGTTCCCATATCACCGTGCCCACTCCAAATGAACGTGTCATTCTTCTTGATGTTAACCAGTTGATTCACGATGATTGCAATCGACCCCGACCCCGTTGTAACAATCTTGTTCTCGGGTAGTTTGTCGAAGAGCATCTTCACTGCATGGTACGGATTGACTGTCGGTGTATCGAGAACGTTTGGTGGAATCTCAAACAACCATTTGGACTTCCAGTGTTGGCACTTTGCGACCCACGCCGAGTTGTCGGGAGTTTCAAAGTGAAACGAATCAAAGAAGGTGTTGAGATCGGCGAGTACCTTCACATGGTAGGGAACAGACTCCTTTGCCAATTCGCTGGGATCAATGTCTACGTAGACAATCTTGGCTTGCCTCGCGAATGACTTGGGATTGTACCCCACAACTGCCTGGGACAACCTGCATCCTAGCACAAGTAGGAGATCGCTGTTCTGTACCGCAAAGTTCCCGCACCTGTCCGCATACAGCCCTACTCTGCCGACAAAGTATGGAGAGGCAGATTCAATGAGATCGGCGCCAAGATAGGATGTCACAACGGGTATTTTCTGGGCTTCCACAAACATTCGAAACTTTTCACTGCAGTTTGCTAACTTGATGCCATTGCCTGCAAGGACAATGGGTCTCTTTGAAACAGCGAGTACGTCATAGATGCTCTGAAATTCAATGGGCGGCAGCGTCGTTGGCTGCTGAGGGAGTGCGAGAATGTCGTCGTCAATAAGCGAACCCTGTATGTCGAGTGGAATCGACAGCCAGACAGGTCCTCCTCTTCCAGTTGTGAGCGCAGAGACAGCCTCGGACATAACCAACTTCACCTCGTCGACACACGTGAGCTCTCGGCTATACTTTGTTATGGACGACACCATACTGATTATATCGGCGTCAGAGAAGGCATAGTTTCGGAGTTTCTCCTGGGTTGCTGCATTTCGTGTTCGCACGGTGTCGAACGTCTTCACCTGCCCAGTTAGAAAAAGGATGGACACGCTGTCCTGATACGCATCCAGACAAGGTGAAATCGCATTTGTTGCCGCAATCCCCGATGTTGTGCATACGACACTGGGTTTGTTGATTGTTTTTGTGTAGCCCATTGCTGCGTATCCACACGCCTGCTCGTGGTGATTGTAATAATTCCGAAAGACCTTGCTTTTACCCATTGAATCGTTGAGATGCATTGCGAACCCGCCCGTCAGGCTAAATGCGGTGTCAATTCCAGCAGCTTCTAGAACTTTAACGATGTAATCGCTGACCCGTATTTTCATTATAGTTACTTGCTATGCCCGCCCTATAAATGAATTCGGTGGGTTTTTGTTTAAATATTCTTATCACACTTCAAATGGAGGATCGAGTTGTGTCATACAACGGCATGTTTTGGTTAAAAGACGACGGTGCGGGGGTTACTGCAGAAACTGCGTCTGAGGACAGTTCGTGTTGGCAGTTGCTCAATATATACCCTGATGTTCCCAAGAAGATTAGCGAGTACGTGAAGGAGAGACGCATTGTGATTCAGGCAGGGGGGAACAATGGACTGTATGCGAAGCAGTATGCTGCTATGTTCGATACGGTTTATACGTTTGAACCCGTCCCCGAGCTTTTTTATTGTCTTAATCGCAACATTACCGCCGAAAATGTCTTCAAATTCCAGGCATGTCTAGGTGAGAAACATGCACTTGTAGGAGTGGGTAGAAAGTCATACAACAATGCTGGGTCAACCAATGTGTATGGAACAGGGCGTACACCTACGCTGAGGATCGACGATCTTGCACTTGATCGTTGCGATCTGATACACCTGGACATCGAAGGATTTGAGATGTTCGCTCTGAAAGGTGGGGAGAAGACTATCGCAGCGTACAACCCCGTTATCGTGCTTGAAACTGCAGGGTGGTGCAGTCGATATGGAGTTTCGGAGGACGACGTTATATCATGGCTCGCACAGTTTGGATATGAGCGAGTTGGGTCTGTTCAGGGAGATTCAGTCTTTATGGTGACAAGGAAGAAGTCCGAACCGCACAATGTCTTTTCATTCATTAGCATACCTCGTTAAATCGCAGAGTGCAGTCCATCGTCGTCCACTGGATTGCCTCTCGTATACCGTCTGAGATTCTCGGCTGCAATTAGCCCGCTCAACCCTTTCGCAAGTGTAACGGTTGGAGACCAGCCGAGTGCCTTGAGTTTGTCCGAATTCCCGCACGTGTATGTTGAAAGATTCACACGATCGAGTGTCGCATCGTACGTGACAACAGAAGTGGACTTTGAAAGCGCCTTTATCTCTTCAATCAGATCACGCACCCGCAACTCTGTCCCAGAACAAAAGTTGTAGGTTCCACGCTGACCCGTTCCGATCAACGCAGCCACACCCCTACAGAAATCATCAATGTGCAGGAAATCCAACGTCGACACACAACTATCCAAGATAACATCGTTGTTCCCAGCAAACTCACGGACCATCGTTGGTATCAACCGCGTCTGTACGTCATCCCTCCCATAAATGTAACAGGGGCGAATCCACGTCCACGGAATTCCACGTTGTGTACATGCCATTTCAGATAGATTCTTGACACTGAGCTTTGAAAGTCCATACATGGTAACTGGGTTGCATTCGTCTGTCTCCTTGACCGCCGTTGTAAACCGACCGTATTCTGCAAAGCTTCCCAGCCCAAGAAAGGAAGGACGGGGTGATATCTCCGACAGGGTTTGGAGTAGATCTGCGGTGTCTCCAACGTTCTGGAGCTGGTGCAGGCTGTTCACGTCGCTGTACTTGTTTCCACCGTCCCACGCACAGTGAATGACAATGGTTGGTGCGAAACGCTTGATTTCATCGAATCCAGGGTGTTGAACAAACTGGATCCGATCCAAGATGTCCGTCAGGTTGGAACACTGTCTTGAAACAACGAGAACCTCGTGCTTTTTCTCGAGAAAGTGCCTCGCGAGATTCGAGCCAATGAACCCATTTCCACCTGTGATTGCAATCTTTTCCATTGTTTCTAGTTCCTACCTGCATCTAAACTCAAAAACTCCTTGATGAGCTCACAAATGCGGTCGACGTCCTCAACGGACATTCCGTGATGGCAGCCAAGCAGAATTCCGTTCTTCATAATGGTGTCTGCATTCGGAAATACCTCAATGTACTCGCGATACGCAGGATGGCGGGTGATGTTTCCAGAAAAGATCACACGAGTCTGCACGTTGCGGTCCTCCAAATAGTTCACCAGAGACAGTCGATCCTGAACCTGCATTGGGAACGCCAGCCAGTTTGTAGTGTCCCCGTCTTTCGGTAGAAGAACGCCAGCCACGCCAGCGAGGTTCGCAAGGTATCGCTCAACATTCCGTCTTCGGATGGAGACGAACGTCGGGAGTTTCTTCATCTGCTCCACTCCAAACACCGCATTCACCTCCGACGACTTGAAGTTATACCCGAGACAGGCGTACAGAAACTTATAGTCATACTTGATGTCGTCCACAGTGTGATTGAATCGCTCAACAACAAGCTCAGTGTTGTCCCCAATACGACCCCAGTCGCGAAACATGGTTGCGCGTTTCAGGTACTTGGCTTCGTTGAACATCACCATGCCTCCCGAACCACATGCAGTAATCACATGGCTGGCATAGAAACTGGTGGTAGAGATGTCGGTTTCGGCGGTATATGTCATCGTATCTGCCGAATCCTCGATCAGGTAGATATCAGTCCTGCTTGTATCATCCAGCATTTTGCGAATCAACTTCCAGTCGGGCTTGTTGCCGATAAGATTGGGCAACATGATCGCACGCGTTGCAGGGGTAATCTTTGAAATGACAGACTCCGCGGACGCAACGTACGTGTTCAACTCGACATCGCAGAAGACAGGCTTGTAGCCCAGCTGAATAATTGGAGCAACCGTGGTTGCAAATGTGCACGCGGGTGTGATCACCTCAGAATCGACTGGTAAATTCAGAGACGCAAGCGCCAGCAAGCACGCAGAGGACCCTGAGTTAACAAACAGTCCATGCTTCTTCCCGAAATACGCAGCAACCTCGTTCTCAAACTGGATCGTGTACTTCCCGTTTCCAGCCAACCACCCTTCTCGCAGGCATCGGTTGACCGCGTTTATTTCCTCCTCTCCGTACGCCTCAAACCCATTCGGGGCATACCAGATTTTCTTACAGTCCATTTGCCTGTGTTATAATGAACTGATCAAAATATTGTTTAAGTTCAACACACGATGAAGTACTACCTCATTCACGGCATTGATCCGTCTCGGAAAGAGTTCATGATAGATCAGTTCAATCGATTTGGAATACCACAGTCCGACGTTACATGGATCACATCGCCCAACAAGGGTGACGCAATGCCTCCTGGAATTTGCACGAATACACTCCTCACACCCGGTCAGATTTCGTGCACGTACAAACACTACCTAGCATTGAACGACATTGTTGAACAGAACCATTCATATGCAGTCATCCTGGAAGACAATATCGAGTTCCGCAGCAATGTGCCGAAGCGATTGGAGCATTACTTGCTCGACTTACCGAGTGGATGGGACACTGTGTTTGACAGCGACATCCTATTTCACTACATTGAAGGTCCAGTGTCGCCCTTCACAAGCGTGTACTCGAAATCAATTCAACCGACGGCGCAGTGTGCTGGGGGGAGCAAGGGTGCGAATTTCATTCTCGTCAACCAGCGGTCTGCGAGACTTCTTCGTGATACGTTTCTACCCTTTGGTGATGTCAGCGATCACTGGTACAATCACTTGTTGCGAGTCTCGAACATGAAGTCCTACTGGACAGAACCGCCGAACGTCCACAAGATCGACAGACCATCTACGTGGAAGTAATGAGGGTTATATAAATGTCCGAATCCGAGTGCCGATTTGTCAGTTCACGGGGTATCCTGAAATCGTGCAAGTACCGATCCAAGTTCCCCGAATCAACCACATCGTACGTCGACTATGAAGTTGAGACGGACACGTTTCCATTCATCAAGTCGAAACCGGCAACCCACTACGTTTGCACCTATGCGCTCGTTGACTTTGCGAATCGGATTCTGCCGACGTTGAAGAAACCAATCATCCTCGTGTCGGGCGATTCGGACGTCACTGTCCCAACGGACAACATGGATGTCGCAACCCATATCTTGAATTCGCCAATGGTTGTCGCATGGTTGAGTCAGAACTGTGTCGGTGGTCATCCGAAACTCCACCAAATCCCGATTGGAATGGATTATCACACACTTTCGCGGGGCGCACACGCGTGGGGAGACGCGGCATCGCCGATCCAACAAGAGACGGAACTCCTTGCGATTCGAGAGGATGCACCCCCCCTCTCCTCTCGCAAACCGGTGTGTTACGCGAACTTTCAGTTTCTGATGAGCACTCGCTATGCCGCCATTGATCGAGTCGACGCCCAGAATTCCATCCCCGCCGATTTGATTTATTACGAGCCCAGTCCCGTTCCTCGTCGGCAAACATGGGAGACCATGTCGCAATACGCATTCGTTCCTTCGCCCCACGGCAACGGACTGGACTGCCACCGCACATGGGAGGCACTCGCACTCGGCTGCATCCCCATCGTCCGCACCTCGAAGCTGGATCCGTTGTTTGACGGACTTCCTGTTTGGATTGTGCGCGACTGGACGGACGTGACGCTCCCTGCAATGCGTCAAGTCCTCCGCGAGTTCCAGGGTCGAACGTTTGCGATGGAACGACTCACGTTGGCGTTCTGGACGGCGAAGATAAATACGTTTAAGGAGTAATGGACGGGAAGTCGATCTGTATCGTCGGGGCATGCAAGAATGCGCAAGACCATCTTCCTGACGTGCTGAAGAATCTAGATACCGTCGCATCCTGGTGGAAGGAGGCGAAGATTGTGATTTTCGAGAACGATTCGACCGACAAGACGTCGGAGATGCTTCATGCCTGGGTGGCTGAAAAGGGAGGGCATCGTGAGATCGTTCAGGAGACGAGACTGCATGAGCGCATAACGGGAAGGACGACACGACTCGCCCACATTCGCAACCGCCTGATGTATCACGTGCCAACGTGGTTTGATTATGTTTTCATGGTCGATCTGGACGATGTGTTCTGTGCTCCTGTTCAAAAGGAATCGTTCGAGTCCTGTTTTCGCCTTGACAATTGGGACGTGATGACGGCAATAGGTCATGCTGGATACTACGATGTTTGGGCGCTGCGTGTTCCCGGTCTGATCGAATCCGACTGCTGGCAGGATGTGTATCGTCTCCGGAACTCGGGGATGTCGAACGAGGAGGCGGTGGACACTGCCATCAACAAGTGCAATCGATTCATGAACGCCGTCACTGAACCCATCGTCGTTCATTCCGCGTTCAATGTTGGGATGCTGATGAAAGTGTCGTCGCTCCACCCCTGCTGCCGGTACTCGGGCAATGTGAACGGATGGGAGATTTGCGAACACGTGCCCTTCCAGACCTGTCTGCGTTCGCACGGCGCCCGAATCCTTTTCAACCCGGACTTTAAATTGTGAGGAGGATACAAATGGAGGGTGGTTCGCACAAGGCAATCGGTTCTCGCGCACAGGTCATGCACGGCACGGCACACCACACGACGGGTGGTCTGACGAAGACGGAGCTCAAGTACAACAAGGCGGGTCGCATTGTCTCCCGCAAGAAGTCCATGAAGGCGAAGAAGGACAAGCGCCTCGAGAAGGCGGGCTACAAGACCCGCAAGGGCAAGTTCGGGTTCGTCAAGGTGAAGAAGGGCAAGAAGGGCGGCGCAGGCGAGGACTCAGAGTCAGAAACCGAGTAAGGGGTAAATTAAAATCATCTTTAATAGAACAAACCAAATGAGGGCGGTGGCAGGTTCGCGTCGCAGGAAGTCCTCCGTCAAGTCGAAGAGGTCCAAGACCCGCAGGTCCACCAAGTCCAAGTCTCGCAAGGCACGGCGGGGTGGAGCTGATCGTGTTACGTTCACGATGAAGGTCGATCCCAACCCGAAGTACGGACCCATTGGCGAACAGCAAATCATTAAATGGTATGAGCCCAACTTCGATAGTCTCGACATTGGCACCGACCCGAAGATGGAGTATGATCGGAAAAAGGAAGAGTTCATCGTGAGTTTCATTCCCGGACCCGACTTTCCGACGGACCCCAAGAAGCAGCAGTTTGAACTCGAGATGCTCGCAGACCCAGATGACGATGGTAACTACCCCATTAAGGACGATAAGGGTGAGAGTCATCTTGTTTCGGGACATCTGACATCGATCAATGGTAAGAAGGTCGAGGAATAGGACGTTTAATTCTCGTCATCTTACAATGCAGATCCTTTCACTCTTCACCGCAGCAATGTGGGTTGATTTCGCAGTCATCGTGCTGTCGAAGTTTGTCCCACTCACAAAAGCACTTGGAACATGGTACGCCCAATTTGGGCCCGTCGCAGCTGCGTCCGATGTTCTGATTCTCGTGCTCGGCGTCCTTCTCGCCCAACTTCTCTATCCCGGCATTTCAGGCTGGGCACTCGTCATCGTTGCCGTCGCAATCCAACTGATCCATGACATCCTCTTTTACTTGCTCGTCATCCAGCCCATTCCCGCGGGACACAACAAGATCATTGACCTGTTCAAGCAGTATGCCGCCGAGGGGTCGTGGCAGATTCTCCTTGCCGATTCCGCCATGATGGTTGCGACTGTCCTGGGTGCAGAGGCGTTGGAGAACTCGTACACTCCCGACCGCATCCTCTTTGGTGGTCTACTTGGAGTCTACTCGTTGCTGTATATTGTCTACACCAAGTAACAATGGGTGGTGGACTTTTCGGTACGCCTCTGTACTTGAACCCGAAATGCCTCGTGTTTTCGGCGTTTGTTCTGATTGTTTACTGGATGCCGCATCCTACTGCGTTTGCTCATCGCATTCTCGCTAACTTTGTGCTAGCGTGCATTGCCTACGTACTACTGTCCTGGTACGATGTCATCTTCGATTGCGAGGACCGACTTCGACCTACCTTTTTAGGATGGATGTGGAAGTGGGCAAAGCCGCAGGAGTATCGTGACAAGTACGATGAGCTTCCCGTCCGGTACAAGAAGATTGTGCGGGACGTCGACATCGTTGTGCTCGTCATTGCTGTGGGACTTCTCGCCTATCCGTATATCGCATATCGCAAGGGTGCGTAAAGATACTTAGACACCGAGACCCCAGTGATAGTAAATGAGCGAGGAGTTCTTGGTTGTCGCGAAGACGGTCCAGACGTCGCCCATCCGCACACTCGCCGAGGGACTCAAGTCCATGCTGGTCGAGATGAGTCTGGTGTTCGACAAGGACGGCATCCGCATGATTGCGATGGACAACACCCGCACGGTGCTGACTCACATGCGACTCTATTCCTCCAAGTTCGAGCACTATGAGTACAATCACTCCGCCCCCAAACTGGATGTGGGTCTCAACACCGACCATTTTTACCGCATCGTCAAGACGGTGACGAACGACGACACCATCACCTTCTCCGTCTCCAAATCCGAGTCCAACCACCTCACCATCACCCTCGAGAACGGGGAGAAGAAGCGCCGCATCCGCTATCGCCTGAACCTGCTGGACCGCGATGACAGCGATATTTCCATGCCCGAGACGGAGTTCTCCGCCCGCATCACGATGCCGTCCCTGGATTTCCAGAAGATCTGTCGCGACATGACGCTGCTTTCCGCCAAGACGGTGGACATCAAGAACGTCGGCAACACCCTTACATTCTCATGTAAAGGACCGTTTGCGTCCCAAACAGTCACGATGGGAGACACTGCGTCCGAACTCGCCATCACCAAGAAGGAGTCGGACGAGATCGTGAGTGGTACCTACTCTTTGCCGCACCTGGTTCTGTTTACCAAGTGCTCGAACCTGTCTAACAACCTCGAGGTCCACATGAAGAACGACTGGTTTTTGATGATCCGGTACGTGATCGCGAACCTCGGCGACATCAAGCTGTGCCTGATGCCCTGCTCCACATAAATCCAAATCTCAAACTTATACAAATGAGCACACTCAAGATTCGGGCACCCGAACGGAAATACATCGATTTTGGGGATGATTCGCCTGTTACAGGTGCACTGCAGTCACCTGCTCTCCCCAAAACGGACGGAATTGCAATGCCCGTCAACGGAGTCCCACCGACTCGTCGCCGAGTGACGCTGCGGAGGGGTGGTAAGCGAAATGGAGGCGACATCGTCAGCACGATGCTCCTCATTCGCAACCAAGTGAAGCTGTATCACTGGCAGACCAAGTCGTTTGCGCGCCACAAGGCGACCGACGATCTGGTCACTTCCCTTGACACAAACATCGACAAGTTTGTCGAAGTGTTTATGGGGAAGTATGGTCGCCCAAAGGTGACGAAGACGATGTCCCTTCACAACTTCACCGAGTCCCAGGCGAAGTCGTTCGTCGAGAAGCAGGTGCAGTACTTGCAGGTTGCATTGCCCAAGAAGTTGAAGTCCAGCGACTCGGACCTGCTGAACATCCGTGACGAGATTCTGGCGGATCTGAATCAGGTTCGGTATCTGTTCACCCTCAACTAAACACCATTGGAATGTACATCTTCAGCGCCGTCCATAAAAATTGAATCCGATCCCGCCGTCGTCCAGGCGGCAGATCGAGCGTCTCCACCATCGCGTCCATATTGCAGTTCCCTGCGCCATGGACGAACATTGGGATGTGATCAAATCCGGGAACACAGAGCGATCGCCCAATCGCGTTGTCGTCCATGAGTCCGCACAGATTGTTGTAGAAAATGAGCCCGTCCCGATCCAGTGCGACGTTCTCGTGGAACCATGCGTCATGAACCCTGAACACCTTGTTCAGGATCTTCTGGTCGTCCGCCTCGTCTTTGATCTCCCCCGACATCCAGATTGAAAAAAGGGTTCGCAGTTTGTCGGCGCGTCCCATGTACGTCCCCCCATTCAGCGTCACCCCCCGATGTGTCCCGAAAATGACATCGTGCCCCCACTGATGAACCGGGTTGCTCGCTTGACCGTCCACCCCAAACACGATCGGTTTCTTGAAGTGGGCGTAGGCGGTTTTCAGATCCTCCAGCGACTTGACGAGTGGCACGACATCGAACGCATCGACGCAAATCACAATCGAGTCGGACGGCAACGTGTCAAGGAAATCCCGCAACTTCTTGATTCGCCACCCGAACCCAAGCCACTCCTCCCCCATACCCAAAAATTGAATTGGGAGTTGGATTCGTTCGCATCCCACTCGCAGTGCATCGAGGTACCCATCTCGGTGCGTCGCGACCGTCACAACCTGCATTGTTTTACTTGGGTCTTGTATTGTGCGCCTTGTAAACGATGTCGTCTGCGATCTTCATCTTCAGGGTCGGGCTGAACAACTTGCGATCCGTGACTGCCGTCGTCGTGTTCCAGATCTTGACGATGTGGAACTGACCCTTGGGCGAGACGGTGACGCCCACCAGACTCTCCTTCATGTTTGTCAGGAAGGTGTTTGCGATGCAGTGCACCATCGCATCGATGAAGATGCCGTATGTCTCCGACGCGTCGATCTTCTTCGACCACGCGCCCCCCTTGCCATTCTCCGGCGCGTCCCAGAGCGGGCGGTACCCCTCTCGCATGAAGAAGAACATCCCTGCCTCCCATGCATCCTTCGGGATGGCGTCAATCATTGTCCAGAACTCGGCGGGTGTCGTGATGTTGCCGATCTTTGCGTAGCTTTCCAGTGTGTAGTTTGAGTCATTGGGATCGTGATACCACAAGGACCACGCATGTGGTAACCTTGTGGACTCAATGGAATCCGAATTGAGTGAAGCGTCCATTTGTAGTTTGTGGCACCTTTCCTCTAACCTGCTTTGGACGAATCCGTTTTCTGGGGACGGGTCGAAAACGGATTCGTTTGCCTGCCGGAAAGGTAGAAGCACCAACTAAACACAATGTCACTCTCCGTCGCAAACATCTACGCGATTCGGGCACACGCCCGCCCCTCTCTGGACCCCAAGATTCAAGACATCATCTCCAAGCTCAAGATCTCCTTCAAGCCCACCTTCCGCCGCCCCCAGCCCGCTCATCATGGCGGACGCCGACCCCATCAACCCACTGCCGCAGAGCAGGAGACGAACTGGCGCGAGCGCATCCTCGTTGAGATGGTTCGCAAGGTCCGCGAGAAGGACGACCCCGACTACGACGCCGTCAACTCCCTCATCAACAAGCTGACGAAGCAGACGTTTGATCGCATGAGCGCCGACATCCTTGCGAAGATCGAGAGCCGCGACGGGCTCTTCCGCCTCCGTGTCACGACACTGCTGTTTGATCGTGGCATTCGGCAGACGTTCTATGCGAGCATCATGGCGGACATGTACAGGGGCATCGTCGCCAAGTTCCCGGACGCGCACAACGACCTGGAGACGCAGATGCAGATGTTCGACACGCTGTACGACATGAAGAACGTCGTGTCGGTGCCCCACTCCTCCGCTCCGGGATACGACGAGGCGATCCTGGCGTGGACGAAGCAGAAGGACACGAAGCGGTCGTTTGCAGTGTACGTCGCCGAGCTGTATTCTCGCGGACTCGTCCCTGCCGCAACGATGGACGCCTTCGTGAAGACCATCGCAGAGGAACTCAAGGAGGGCGTTCGGGCGACAAAGACGAGCACGACAGAGGAGCATGTGGATTCCCTGGTGCGATTTCTGTTCGCAGTGGCTGCCAAGGTTCCATCTATCAAGGTTGTCGTCCGCGAACTCCTCGCCGTTTCTCGCACGGAGACTCCCTGCCTCAATCTCAAGAGTCGTTTCAAGTTGGAGGACGCGTTGAAGTTGTAAAGAATGTGGTCGCCCCCTCAAATAAATGAGCGCCGTCCCTTCCGCAACCGTCATGGCACAGGCCGCCAAGATTGCCATTGAGCAGGATCGCCCCATCTACCTGGATTACTACAACGACAGCCTCGACAAGAAGTGCTGCATCGGCGTCCAGGGCACGACCAAGTTTTTGGTCAAGAGCGACTCGGAGTACACGTCCCCCATCGCCTCCATCATGCGCCTCAAGGAGGAGAAGGCGTTTCTCGTGATGACGGAGAACAGTCTGTACATCGTGTCCGCCGACATTGCAGTCAAGCGCATCGTGTCATCTTCAGAGGGAGGTGCGTCTTCTAGTTAATGGAGTTCCCCCCGCCGCATCGCATTCTCTATGAACGCCTCAACGACCGGACAACTCGGGACTTTTTCAATGCCTACAAACTCGCACACGGCAACGAATGCGATTTTGAGGAGGTAGACGCCGCCGTCATGAATTCCATGGACGACTTTGCCAAGTGGGTGACCCAGTGGATGACGTTTGCACCCAGTCGTCCGTCCGTCCGCATCCGTCTGCTGATGGTGTGGCACGCCCATTTCCTGAGTTTGGCGTGCCAGCAGATGCTGCGTCGATCCTTGGAGGTGCGATCCTACCGCTGCCGGGTGTGGTTTCACATCGAGGAACCCACTCTCCAATCCGCAATCGTGAGTCGGTGCCTCGTGAAGCAGATGGAGGCGTACACCCACCTCCCGATCGTGGTTGGGACGCTCGACACTCGGTTGTGGACGGACCCGCGTGCCTACGAAACGGAATTACAACGAACAAGAGAGGAAACATCACAATGAGAGTATTTACAGATGGGTCGTGCACGAACAACGGGCAGAAGGGTGCCAAGGGCGGGTATGCCGCATGGTTCCCTGAGAACCGCGAGTGGTCCTCCGCCGCCCGTCTCCCCGAGGGGGGTCCGCAGACCAACCAGCGTGCCGAGTTGTCGGGCATCAACCTGGCAGTCAGCACTCTGCTGGCAAAGGGGTGCCAGGACGACGACATCGTTGTGT